CTACTCTTTCAGGTGGCAATGTTAATATGTTTGACATTAAGTATCAAATGATGCTAAATGATATGACAAGCATTGAAAGTAATATGGGAAGCTTAGCATATTATGAGATGATGCAGCAGCATCTTGGTCTTATTGATATGAAGCTAAATGGAACACCTCAGACAACATTTGTTCGTAAACAAAACAGATTATATGTGCATGGAGACTTTGCAGATAAAGATTTGATTGCCGGTAAGTACATGGTTGCAGAAGTTTATAAAGAAATAAATGAATCAGATTATACCAGTGTATGGAATGATCTGTGGTTAAAAGAATATACAACTGCATTGTTTAAACAGCAATGGGGTCAGAACTTAATTAAGTTTGAAGGTATGACACTTCCAGGCGGTGTGACGCTAAACGGCAGACAGATATACGATGACGCAACTGCAGACATAGATAGGCTAAGAGAGAGAATAAGATTAGAACATGAAATGCCAGCAGATTTCTTTATAGGATAATTATATGGCACGCAGTCCACATTTCAGTCAAAAAGTCAGATCAGAACAGAATCTTTACGAAGACATAATCATAGAATCAATGAAGATCTATGGACAAGATGTCTATTATCTTCCTCGAACTATTGTAAACGAAAATACAATCCTTGGTGAAGATGTTGCAAGTTCATTTGCTAACTCATATAAAATAGAAATGTATCTAGAAAATCAAGATGGATTTGATGGTGAAGGTGATCTATTCACTAAGTTTGGTGTTGAGATAAGAGATGAAGCGACATTTATCGTAGCAAGGAAACGCTGGACACAAACTGTTTCTTCGGCAAATAATTCTATTACAGTATTACGGCCAAAAGAAGGTGATCTCATTTGGTTAGCACTCTCGAATAAACTATTTGAGATTATGCATGTCGAGCATGAATCACCATTCTATCAACTAAGCAATCTTCCAACATACAAAATGCGTTGTCAATTATTCGAATATTCAGGCGAAGATCTTGATACTGGTATTACTGGAATAAATAGCATTCAAAGTGATTTTGGTTATCGTGCTTACCTTACTATGGATAGCGATGGCACTATTGGTGGATTTACGGTTGGTGAGAATATTACTCAGACATTCGCTAACGGCACAATACTTACAGGCGAAGTTGCACATTGGAGTGATTCAGATAATATTATGCATTTGGTCAACTTCGGTGCAGACGATGGTGCATTCCACTTACCAGTTGTTGGAAGACAAGTTTATGGTACAGAAAGTTTTAATCTAGCGACTATAACAGCTGTAAGTGAAGAAATAGTTGAATCCAAGAATGAAATGAATACAACGTTTGAAACTAATAATAGCGTAATGTCATTTCTAGACTTTAGCGAGACTAATCCTTTTGGGGATGTAAATTAAATGTTGAATGAATATTTTTACCATGAACGTATACGAAAGAGTGTAGCTATGTTTGGTTCCCTCTTCAATAACATATATGTTCTACACAAGAATAGTGCTGGTGCTGTTATCAATACAAAGAAGGTGCCGCTATCATATGCACCTAAGTCTAAGTTCCTTGAACGTATTCGAGAGCACGCAGACCTAGATCTGGATCAAAAGGTTGCACTCAAGTTACCACGTATGTCATTTGAGATACTAGCATTTACATATGCACCTGAAAGACAACTACAAAAGACTGGAAACTTTAGTCGTATAGGCTTGACTGATAGTGATAGAATGAAATTCTATGCACCGGTTCCTTATAATCTTTCGTTTCAGCTCAATATCTTTACAAAAGCTCAAGACGATGCTCTGCAGATCGTAGAACAAATATTGCCATATTTCAATCCACAGTATTCTTTAACTATCAAACCGTTTAGTGCATATCAAGATATATTAGAAGATTGTCCTATTACATTATCTGGTATGAGTTATTCCGATGATTATGAAGGAGCAATGGATGCACGGCGAACAATTGTATATCAGCTTGACTTTGAGATGGAAGCTAACTTCTATTCAGGTGTTATAAATACTCAGATAATACGTAAAGTAGATGTTGATAATTATATAATGGATATTCCAAATGGCCTTACTGCAGATTCAGATAGACAAGTTTCAAGAATCACTGTACTTCCAAACCCGCTTAATGTTTCAGCAGATAGTGACTACGGATTTACAACGACACTTACAAACATGGTGGACAGCGCGTGACAAAAGAACCTGATAATGTAAGTAATGACTACAATTATTCTAGACAGACTTACTACGACTTAATAGAAAAAGGTAAAGAAAGCCTTGATCTGATGGTAGAAGTTGCGCGTGAGTCCGAGCACCCTCGGGCGTTCGAGGTATTATCTGGTATGATAAAAAATGTATCAGAAGTAAATGACAAGTTAATGGACTTGAATAAGAAGAATAAAGATATATCAGCAGATGAGATTAAAAAAATAGAGAAAACTACTAATAATTTATTCGTAGGATCCACTGCAGAATTACAGAGAATGTTACAAGATAATGATGAAACAATGAGTAACGTAGTGGATATCACTCCACAGTTAAATAAAGATGATAATAACTGATAAACAATCCTATCTAGGCAATTCTCAAGTAAAAAGAGATGGTGTAGATCAGGAATGGACAAAAGATTTAATATTAGAATATCAAAAATGCATGAAAAATCCTGCATATTTTGCTAAGACATATTGTAAAGTCATTAATCTTGACAAAGGTCTTGTATCTTTTGATCTGTATCCATATCAGGAAAAGATGTTTAAATCGTTTGATGAGAATCGATTTAACATTGTATTGGCATGTCGTCAGTCCGGAAAATCAATTTCATCTGTAGCGTATTTGTTATGGTACGCATTATTCAACACAGAAAAGACTATAGCTATCCTAGCAAACAAAGGTGCGACTGCACGTGAAATGCTGGCTCGAGTTACATTGATGCTAGAAAATCTACCGTTCTTTTTACAACCTGGTACAAAGGCATTGAACAAAGGATCGATTGAGTTTAGTAATAACTCTCGGATACTTGCAGCTGCTACGTCTGGTAGTTCTATTCGTGGTCTTTCTGTATCATTACTATATCTCGATGAGTTTGCATTCGTTGAGAAAGCAGCTGAATTCTATACATCTACATATCCGGTTATTTCATCTGGTACAAGTACAAAGGTTATTATTACATCTACTGCGAATGGTATCGGTAATATGTACTATAACTTATGGCAAGGTGCAGAGCAAGGTGTGAACGACTATAAGCCATTCCGTGTTGATTGGTGGGATGTTCCTGGCCGTGATGATGCATGGAAACTACAAACAATAGCTAATACTTCGGCACTGCAGTTTGATCAAGAGTTTGGTAATACATTCTTTGGTACGGGCGATACACTTATCAATGCCGAAACACTAATGAAACTACGAGCAAGTTCCCCATTTCAGGTAGCTGAAGGTGGTAACTTCTTAGCATATGAAGATGTTAACAAGAAACATGATTATATTATGTGTGTTGATGTTGCAAGAGGAAGAGGTCAGGATTATTCTACTTTTACTTTAATCGATATTAGCACGAAACCTTTTAAACAGGTGGCTGTATATCGCTGTAATACTATATCTCCTATCCTCTTCCCTACCATTATATATAAGTACGCTGTTTTATATAACAATGCATATACAGTCATTGAATCAAATGATTCAGGACAAGTCGTATGTAATGGATTATATCATGACTTTGAGTATGAAAATATGCATGTTTCAAGTTCAATAAAAGCAAATGCTCTTGGTACTGAGATGACACGTAAAGTTAAAAGACTTGGTTGTTCAGCAATAAAAGACTTATTAGAAACAGAAAAACTAACAATAGTTGATGAAGAAACAATACTTGAGATATCAACGTTCATATCAAAGGGGCAATCATACGAGGCATCTGATGGTAATCATGATGATATTATGATGAACCTTGTAATGTTTGGATACTTCTGTTCAACTGAGATGTTTAGAGACTTAACCGACATTAATATAAAACAGATGTTATATGATCAAAAGATAGCAGAAATAGAAAATGACATACCCTCATTTGGATTTATTGACGATGGTAGCACATATATTAATAAAATTGAAAGAGAAGAGGAAAATCATCCATGGGCTATCGAATATGAGCAAGATTTCTAATGTTATAAATAACAGTATTGAATATCCGTATTATGAAAAACATATCATTTAGGTTCAAAGAAGGACACATTCCATGGCAATAGGTACACCATCAGAGT